CGCAGACCGGGGATTACCTTCTCCCGAACCTGACCCTGAACCAGCCCCGGAAGCCGCTGGGCAAGTACGGCAGGCTGCGCCGGACGTATCTGATGAACCATCGCCCGGTGCTGTACCACACGATGCTTCTGAACGGGAGCCTGTACCCGCACCTGATGGAGGTGGAGCAGACGGCAGAGAGCCGGATGCAGCAGACCATGGCGCAGCTTCTGAAACAGAACCCGGCCCCGGACAAGGAGCAGAATCAGATGGCGTGGGTGCAGCACATGAACAGCCTGAAAGCGCAGGCAGAGGAGCTGGTGATGACGGAGCTGATCTACAGTTAAGTTTTCTGGATGCCAACATCCCTACCGAAGCTGAACAAATTGAAACCATCGACCGAGCGGAGAGCGAAAAAACGCCCTCCGCTTTTGTTTTGTCGCAGGCTGAAATCGAGAACGAACTGCGTAAGCACGGTTCGGGATTTACGGGCGGCAAGCAGCGCATTATGGCGCTGTACCAGACCCAGCCTGACCGCAAACTCCGTGCCAAAGCACTGGCAAAGGAGTACGGCATTGGTGGGCACTCCCACGATTTTCTGGACGGCAGCAGGGGTTTTGTGAACCACGACTGGAAGGGACTGGAATTTGACCATTACCCCGAACACAAGAAATTCACCCTGAAATGGACGCAGGTGGAAAAGTATATCGACCTGATGATCCAGTCCGACCGCTACCTGACGGACAAGGAGAAGGAGCATTACACGCCCCCTGTGCCCGTCAACACAAAGCCGGATGCCGATCTGACCCGTGCCAAAAACCTGATTCGGGATTTCTGCTTGGAGGAATACGACTCCGAGCCGGACTTCTCCGACCTGTCCAAGATCGGCGTTGCCTACACTAACGCCACCGATGAGGAGATTCCCATTCAAGTTAATGTGGATTTGGTGGGATACCGGGTGGAACGGTATCTGGGTGAGGTGCTGATAGACGAACGCCAGTACGAAAGTCTGGAAGATCTGACCGAAACAGAGTTGGAAGCCCTGGATTTTTCCGAACTGGTCAGTGTCACGGACGAAGAACTGGAGCATTATCACAGCAAGGTAGAGGAACGTCCGGCACTGCTGCCGCTGGATGCCGCCGCCGAGTACAACTCCCTGAAGGAGCAGCACCCGGATGCGCTGGTAGGCTTTGAGCAGAACGGGCAGTTTGAGTTTTACGGCGAGGATGCCCGGAAGGTTTGCGAACTTCTGGGCGGAAAGTTTCTGGAAAAGGAAACGGCACTGGGAACCGTCCCGGTCATCAGCTTTCCCCGCGACCAGTGGGCATACCGTGCCAAACAACTGTGGCAGCGCGGCGAGAACGTCTATCTTGCCGGGCTGAATGAGGACGGCACACATTACCAAACCAAGTATCTGCGCCGGGAAGATTATCTGCCGCTGGGTGTTATCGTCCACATGGAGGGACGTACTTTTCGGGTTGATAACGTCAATTTCGATAAGGACAGCGTGACCCTGCAGGATGTGGCACTGGCAGAAATGCGGATGCCAATTTTCCGGGAAGAGCCGCTGGCTCTTGTCCGGGAATTGTACGAGGAGCAGGATATGATGGGACACCCCCTGCCCGATTACAAGGTCGGTGACAATGCTATCGTTGACCTTCCTACCCGAACCATCGAAGGAACAATTGGCTATGTAGGCGAAACGGATGTTCGCATCGACACCAGCGCACACGGGCAGTCGTGGGATAACGAAGTTATCAACAAACGTCAATTCGAGGACGGTCTGCGGCAGGTTGAGCCGGAACTTTCCGATGAGGAACTGGACGAGCTGCCTATTTCTGCGGTGCTGGACGGAAAGGTGCAGACCTTCCCGGATGCTGCTGCCTTGGATGAAGCCCTGAATGCCGAACCTGCGCCGGAGCCTGCCGTGAATTTCCGTATCACTGATGACCATCTGGGCGAGGGTGGCGCAAAGCAAAAGTACGCCCGGAACATTGAGGCCATCCGCACCCTGTTCCAGTTGGAGGAGGAGCACCGTGGTGCCACCGCCGAGGAACAGCAGGTGCTTTCGCAATATGTGGGCTGGGGCGGTCTGGCAGACGCTTTTGACCCCAGTAAGGACAGTTGGGCAAAGGAATATGCCGAACTGAAAGGGCTGCTCTCTGAGAACGAATACGCCGCCGCCCGTTCCAGCACCCTGAACGCCCACTACACCAGTCCCACCGTGATCCGTGGCATTTACAATGCCGTGGAGCACATGGGTTTCCGCAGTGGTAACATTCTGGAACCGTCCATGGGTGTAGGCAACTTCTTTGGAATGCTGCCGGATAGCATGGCGGGCAGTCGCCTATATGGTGTGGAACTGGACAGCATCACCGGGCGCATCGCCCAAAAGCTGTACCCGCAGGCAGACATTACCGTAGCCGGTTTTGAGACCACCGACCGCCGTGATTTCTACGATTTGGCGGTGGGCAATGTGCCTTTCGGTCAGTACAAGGTCAACGATAAGGCATATAACAAGCTGGGATTCTCCATCCACAATTATTTCTTTGCGAAAGCCATCGACCAAGTGCGTCCGGGCGGCATCGTGGCGTTTGTGACTTCTCGCTACACCATGGACAGCAAGGACAGCACCGCCCGCAAGCACATGGCAGAACGAGCCGATTTGCTGGGGGCCATTCGTCTGCCCAACAACGCTTTCCGTGCCAACGCTGGCACGGATGTTGTCAGCGACATTATCTTTTTGCAAAAACGTGACCGCCCCATTGACCATGAGCCGGACTGGGTGCAGTTGGGCAAAACAGAAGATGGCTTTGCTGTCAACAGCTACTTTGTTGAGCACCCGGAGATGGTGCTGGGCGAACTGACCGCAGAAAGCACCCAGTATGGACGAGAGGAATTGACCGTTGCTCCCATCGAGGGTGCAAACCTTGCAGACCAGCTTACAGAAGCGGTACAGCATATTGAGGGGCAATACACCGAAGTTGAGGTAGAAACACCAGATATTGCGGATGTCGAAAATGAGAAGCACATTCTCCCGGCTGACCCGGAGGTCAAAAACTTCTCCTATACCGTAGTGGACGGCGAAGTTTTCTACCGGGAAAATTCCGTGATGACGCAGGTAGAACTGTCCGACACCGCCAAGGGGCGCGTCACCGGCATGGTGGAACTGCGCCAGATCGTCAACGACCTGATCGACCAGCAGTTGAACGACTACCCGGACGAGGATATCAAGGCAACACAGGAGCGTTTGAACGCCGCCTACGATGCCTTTACCGCAAAGTACGGCTTGCTGAACGACCGCAAAAACGGGCGGCTGTTTGAGCAGGATTCCTCGTATTATCTGCTGTGCTCGCTGGAAAATCTGGACGAGCAGGGGCAGCTCAAGAGCAAGGCTGCAATGTTCACCAAGCGCACTATCCGCCCGGAGCGTACCGTTACCAGCGTGGATACCCCCAGCGAAGCGTTGGCGGTATCTATTGGTGAGCATGGCAAAGTGGACTTGCCCTATATGGCAGAACTGCTGGGCACTCCCGGTGAGTACGGGCGCATTACCACCGAACTTTCCGGTGTGATCTTCAAAGACCCTGCCGCCGACCCCACCGACCCGGAAGCAGGCTGGCAGATGGCAGACGAGTACCTGTCCGGCGATGTCCGGGCAAAGCTGCGGATGGCACAGTTCGCCGCTGAGACCAACCCGGAATTTGCGGTCAATGTGGATGCGCTGATTAAGGCACAGCCCAGAGAACTGGAAGCATCTGAAATTGATGTGCGCTTGGGTGCCACATGGCTTGCACCTGAGATCATTCAAAAGTTTATGACCGAGACGTTCCAGATTCCCTACTATCTGCGGCGAGCCGTGAACGTGCGGTATTCGCCCTACACTGCCGAATGGCGTGTGGAGGGTAAAACAGCAACCGGGCGGAGTGACATTATTTCCTCCGAGACCTACGGCACCAGCAGAGCCAACGCCTATAAGATTCTGGAAGAAACCCTGAACCTGAAAGATGTCCGCATCTACGACACCATCGAGGATGCCGAGGGCAAGCCCAAGCGTGTGCTGAACAAGCGGGAGACCATGCTGGCGCAGCAGAAACAGCAGGTCATCAAGGACGCTTTCGCCAACTGGGTCTGGCAGGACCCCCAGCGACGCATTGCGCTGGTGAAGCAGTACAACGAGCTGTTCAATAGCACCAGACCCCGTGAATATGACGGGAGTCACATCAAATTCGTGGGCATGAACCCGGAGATCACCCTCCGGGAACACCAGCGCAACGCCATCGCTCATGTGCTTTATGGCGGTAATACGCTGCTTGCGCACGAAGTTGGCGCAGGCAAAACCTACGAAATGGCGGCATCCGCCATGGAAGCAAAACGGCTGGGGCTGTGCCAGAAAAGCCTTTTCGTAGTGCCCAACCATTTGACGGAGCAGTGGGCAAGCGAGTTTCTGAATCTCTACCCCAATGCCAAACTTTTGGTGGCACGGCGCAAGGACTTTGAAACTGCTAACCGCAAGAAATTCTGCGCCCGCATCGCCACTGGCGACTACGATGCCGTCATCATCGGGCACAGCCAGTTTGAGCGCATTCCGCTGTCCTTTGAGCGGCAGGAGCGCATCATTCAGGAGCAAATTTATGAAACGCTTGCCGCCATCAACGAGCTGAAGGCCCATGCAGGTGAGAATTTCAGTATCAAACAGATGGAAAAGACCCGGAAAACGCTGGAAACCAAGCTGGAAAAACTGCGCGCTGACAGCCGCAAGGATGATGTTATCACCTTTGAGCAGCTGGGTGTTGATCGCCTTTTTGTGGACGAGTCGCATTTTTACAAAAACCTTTTTCTCACGACAAAAATGCGCAATGTCGCAGGATTATCCACCAGCGAAGCCCAGAAGTCCAGCGATATGTTTGGCAAGTGCAGATACTTGGATGAGATCACCGGCGGGCGGGGCGTGGTGTTCGCCACGGGAACGCCCGTGAGCAATTCTATGACCGAGTTGTACACGGTCATGCGGTATTTGCAATACAGCACCTTGCAGCAGAAAAAGCTGACCCACTTCGACTGCTGGGCATCCACCTTTGGCGAGACCACCACCGCCATCGAGCTTGCGCCGGAAGGTACAGGCTATCGGGCGAGAACGAGATTTGCCAAGTTCTTCAACCTCCCGGAATTGATGTCCATGTTCAAGGAGGTTGCGGACATTAAAACCTCTGACCAGCTTCATTTGCCGGTTCCCGAAGCGAAGTTTGAAACAGTGGTGGCAAAGCCGTCCGAAATTCAAAAGGAAATGGTGCAGGAACTGAGCAAACGTGCCGCAGATATCCACTCCGGCATCGTGGATGCGTCCGTGGACAATATGCTTTGCGTCACCAACGATGGGCGTAAGATCGGCTTGGATGTTCGCCTGATGAACCCCATGCTGCCGGACGACCCCAACAGCAAGCTGAACGTCTGTGTGCAGAACGTGTTGAAGATCTGGGAGGAGGGCAAAGACCAGAAGCTGACCCAGCTTTTGTTCTGCGACCTCTCGACACCGAAAAACGACGGCAACTTTAACGTGTACGATGATATTCGCAAAAAGCTGGTCGCTGCCGGTGTGCCGGAAAACGAGATCGAGTTTATCCACAACGCCGACACCGAAGCCAAAAAGGCGGCATTGTTCTCCAAAGTGCGCTCTGGCGATGTGCGGGTTTTGCTCGGAAGCACAGCAAAAATGGGAGCGGGCACCAACGTCCAGTCCCGACTTGTGGCGGTGCATCATCTGGATGTTGGCTGGAAACCCAGTGATATGACCCAGCGCAATGGTCGCATCATCCGGCAGGGCAACATGAACAAGGAAGTCAAGGTGTTCAACTACGTCACCGAAGGCACATTTGATTCGTACCTCTTTCAGACCCTTGAGAATAAACAGCGATTCATCTCGCAAATTATGACTTCCAAATCCCCGGTGCGTTCCTGCGATGATGTGGACGAACAGGCATTGTCTTATGCAGAGATCAAGGCGTTGTGTGCCGGAAATCCTCTTATCAAGGAGAAGATGGACCTTGATGTGCAGGTGGCTAAACTGAAAGTCCTGAAAGCTGACCATCAGAGCCAGAAATATCGTCTGGAAGACAAATTGCTGACGCAGTTCCCGGCAGATATTCAGCAGCAGAGAGCGCATATTTCCGCACTGAAAACCGATGCGGAAACGGCTGCGGCCCATTCGCAGGACAAGGAAAACTTCTGCGGGATGACCATCAAGGGCATGATGTTCGATGACAAAAAGACTGCCGGTGAACGGTTGATTCTGGCGGCAAAAGAACTTCCCGACACAGAGCCTGTTGTGCTGGGCGAGTACCGCGGCTTTGAGCTTTCGGTGCGCTATGAGCCGGTCCGGAACGAGCAGCAGGCGGTGCTGAAAGGCAAGGCGATTTATCCGGTGGCACTTGGTGCCGACCCGCACGGCAATATCACCCGACTGGACAACCTGCTGGCCGGTTATGATGAGCGCATTGCCAATGCAGAAAACCGACTGGAGAATCTGCTGCAGCAGCAGACGGCGGCACAGGCAGAAGTGGAAAAGCCCTTTCCGCAGGAAGAAGAACTGGCACAAAAATCTGTACGGCTGGCTGAACTGAATGCACAGCTGGATGTGGACGAAAAACATCACGAGCCGGAGATGGAAGAAACGCCGGATGAGGAATCTGCGCGCCCTTCCGTGTTGGCCGCCCTGAACGAAAAGTCGGATAAGGAGGAACCGGTCAAGCCGTTCCGCAGCTACTCGGACCGGGATGGTGATGCCCGATGAGAGAAAAGAGGGACGAGATTCTGATCCTGCGCATCACAAAAACCGAAAAGAATCGGATTTACGAAAAGATGTATGGCATGGGCATCCGCAGTCTGAGTGCGTATATCCGCAAAATGGCATTGGATGGATACTGCTTGAACCTTGACCTGCCGCAGTTGCGCCGGATGTCGTACCTGCTTCAGAATTGCAGCAACAATCTGAATCAGGTGGCAAAACGTGTGAATGAAAGCAATCAGCTTTATGCTGCAGACATTGAAGATTTGCGGCATCGGCTGGACGAGCTGATTGGCATCGGAAAACAGATTCTTTCCAAACTGTCTGAACTTTAACTTTTTTCCGCAGAGAGGAGCTGCGGATTACATATCGATTGACATCCTTGCAATGGATGCGGAGATACCTTTATAATAAGGGCGAAAGGCAGGTGCTCGATATGAGGTTCATTTTTAAGATGGTCATTCTTCCGTTTTCGCTGCTTACGGCTTTCCTTGCGCTGATGCTGAAATTGACATTGAATCTGTCGGCATTTGTGCTTGCGCTGCCGATGCTGTATATTTTTGGCTGCGGACTTTATACTCTTTATTGTAGGGAATGGACACAGTTCCTGATCCTTTTTGTGGCAGAGTTCGGGTGCTTTTTGCTCATCGTGGCAGGAACGGCGATTGTGGAAGCCGTCGAGCGATTTAGCGAATGGCTTACGGAACTGTAATGGAGGAAACGATGGATAAAGATAAAATGCTGGATTATTTCAATGACCGTGAGGCAACGCTTTTTCGGGATGAATTGGGAAGCAATGCACGGTATCACGAACTCCTGCAGAAAAAACTGGCAGCGGAAGACGCACACCGGAAAATGGTGGGCGAAGCAGCATGAAAGCAGTATCTTCAGCTGGATGAGATCTGCAATGAGCTGGAAAGCGTACGATATCAGGCAATGTATCTGGCCGGTGCCGCTGATTTTGAAAAGTTGTTCCGTCAATCCTGATGGATGATATGCCGCCTTCGGGCGGCTTTTTTCTTTATGGGGGTGGTTTGAGGTGGCCGCAACACGGCTGATTGCGCTGCATAAAAACAAGGGAAAGTCTGTTGCGGCTTGCTTGAAAAGCCGCACGGACTATGCACAAAACCCGGATAAAACGGAGCAGGGGCAACTTGTAAGCAGTTATAAATGCAGCCCCTTGACTGTAGATGAAGAATTTATGCTTACCAAGCGACAGTACGAACTTGTTACCGGGCGCAGACAGAAAAATGACGTGATTGCATATCAGATTCGGCAGTCCTTCAAACCCGGAGAAATCACCGCTGAAGAAGCCAACAAAGTAGGTTATGAGTTGGCGATGCGCTTTACAAAAGGCAAGTATGCTTTTCTGGTTGCTACGCACACCGACCGGGAGCATATTCACAATCACATTATCTATAACTCTACGGCTCTGGACTGCAGCCGTAAATTCCGGGACTTTTTGCTGTCGGGGTTGGCTGTGCAGCGGCTGAGTGATCTGATTTGCCTGGAACACAGCCTGTCTGTGATTGAAATAAAGCCCTACCGGGAGCGGCAGAAGCGTGTTCTCTATCCTCCAAAGGAGAGCAACCGCGATCAATTGTGCGGTGTGATTGACAGCATCCTTGCGGACAAGCCGGGCAGTTACGAAGAATTTTTGAAAAAACTGGAACAGCAGGGATATGAGGTCAAGCGCGGAAAATTCACATCGATCAAAGGTGCATGGCAAAAACGATTCATCCGGTTTCGGACTTTGGGGGCGGGATACAGTGAGGAAGAATTAAAAGCGGTCCTCGCCGGAGAAGCAGAGCATTGCTCGCGGAAAAAACATCCGGTGCAGGAACAGAAATTTCAGATGTTGGTGGATATTCAGGCAAAATTGGCTGAAGGAAAGGGAGACGGCTATGCGCGATGGGCGAAGCGGTACAACCTGAAGGAGATGTCCAAGACGCTGATTTTTCTGCAGGAAAACAAAATCGGGAGCATGGATGAAATGGAAGAACAGGTGCGTGCTGCAACGATGCGCTATCACGAACTGGGCGACTCCATCAAAGCTGCGGAAGCGCGGATGGCAGAAATTGCGGTAATGAAAACGCACATTATCAACTATGCCAAAACAAGGTCCATCTATGAGGCCTATCGGAAAGCAGGATACAGCAAGCGATTCTTGGAAGCAAATCGGGAGAGCATTGCGTTGCACAATGCGGCCAAAGCGGCTTTCGATGAGGCTGGGCTGAAAAAACTTCCGAAGGTAAAAGAACTGAGCATCGAATATGTTGAGCTTCTGAAAAAGAAAAAAGCAGAATATCCGAGCTATCGGAAAGCACGAGAAAGGATGCAGGAGCTGATGAAGGCACAGAAAAACGTAGAAATGTTTTTTGCAGGCAACAGGAGCGAACAGGAACAGCAGCAGACCCGATAAAACGAAAGTCACCGAGAATTCGATCCCAATCCGTTTTGGGAAAGAATCCTCGGTGGCTTTTTTAGTTTATATAGCAGCGGTCCTGCGTGACGAGCCAATCCTCACATAACCGCTGCGCTTCGTCCTTTGAGCGGCAGGTGCAGTTGAAAAGTCTGCCGTGCAAAGAACAATATGTGTAGTGTACCTTTGGGATGCCATCGGAATCTCTGAAATTGACACAGCGTTCTTCACCGGGCAGCAGGTAGATTGAATCCACGTTCGGCAGCTCCTTTTTTTCTTGTTTGATGTGCATTGCACAACATTGCTATTGTAGCATGCCCGGTTCAAAAAGGCCATTGATGATTTGAACAAAGAAATGCTCTAAAATTTTCTGTCCGAAACAAACGCTAATAGAGTTAAACAAACGCCAACTGATTATGTATAAAGAAATGCACGGCCTTTATTCTAGTGGTGTGTAACTAACGCCAATAGAATGCGAGGATGTTATGAAAACACTTTTAGGCCAACGAATCAGAGAACAACGCAGGAAAAAAGGCTGGACAATGGATAAACTGGCCGAGAAAGCAGATCTGTCTGTAAACTATGTGGGTGATTTGGAACGTGGGGTGAAGACGCCAAGTCTGGACACTTTCATCCGGATCGTTGAAGCATTGGATGTTCCCGCAGATGTGCTGATCCGGGACTCCGCAGCCCCAGCATCTTATGTGGCAGATGATGAGCTGAACCGGAAGTTGAGCCGTCTTACACCGGGGCAGAAGAAAGCCACAACCGATATTTTGAACGCATATATCGATAACATACCGTACATCAAAGAGAAGTAAATAGGTTACAGTGGGTGCTGACAAAATCATTGTCGGCACTTTTTCTTTTAAGTGGGGCTGTGCCCAGCGGATATACCACTGAATCATGAACTCCATCAAAAAGCGTTCGGCAGGAACGCGCAGCCTGCAGCGGTACGATGCAGATCACAAAGGGTTTGGGGATTCCCAACAAGCATTTTGCGAAGCAAAAAGGGCGTTTGTATAGACAGACGCCCTGCTTGCAGAAAGTGGATTTAAAGATTACTGAGAGAGAAAATAGACGGGTTGATTTTGTTCGAGGTTGAGATTATACTATAATAGAGTATTGTTTAGCTTTCACTTATAGATGGAGAGATAACTTATGGAATATTTATCAATCAGTCAGGTGGCTGAAAAATGGAGGCTTTCCACAAGAAGAATTAATGTCTTGTGCTCAGAAGGACGAATTCTCGGAGCAACGAAAATCGGTTCATACTGGGCGATTCCAGCGGATGCGGAAAAGCCAGCTGACGCAAGAATCAAGAGTGGTCGCTACGTGAAGACAAAAGAAAACTAAGAAAGAGGTCGTACCAATGGCTGCAATCAATGATTTAATTAGCCAGATCCAAGATGAGACTCTTCGAAATAGAATTCAGGAAGAAGTGAGTAAAATGGCCAAGCAGAAGAAATTCGGCTTGGTCTTTGAAGAACATATGCCGGAAAGCACGCCTCTCTATGATATGCCTATCAAAAGCGGCTGTAACGTTATGCGCCGTGACAGCAAGGACGACAAATCCATCTATGTTGTGCTGAAGGTTGAAGACGATACCGCTGTTTGCGTTAAGCCGGAACAGAAAGATGAAACGGTCACCTTTGAGCTGAAGGATATCGTTCGTGTTGCAGAATTTGGAGAACCCATCTATCCCTATCTAAAACCGCTGGATTCAGTTTGCAACGCGCCAGACAGCGACCTTTGGCACACGCTGATTGAAGCGGACAACTATCACGCCTTGCAGCTTCTGGAATATTTGTATGCGGGTAAGGTGGATTGCATCTATATTGACCCACCCTACAATACCGGCGCAAAGGACTGGAAGTATAACAACGACTATGTGGATGGCAATGACGCTTACCGTCACAGCAAGTGGCTTTCTTTCATGGAGCGCCGCCTGAAACTCGCTAAGAGGCTGTTGAATCCGGCAGATTCTGTTTTGATTGTCACTATTGATGAAAAAGAATATCTGCATCTGGGTTGCCTATTGGAAGAAATGTTTCCAGAGGCAAGGATGCAGATGATTACAACAGTAATTAGTGCTAAAGGTGTAGTTCGTACTGGTCAGCTTTCTCGTGTGGAAGAGTACATTTTTATTCTCGAATGGGGTGGTTCTTGCGTTTGCTCAAGTATATATAATATGCTTGATGATGAGGTGAAAAAAGAGTCTGATAGATCCATTGAATGGTTGGGTTTTAGGCGCAGGGCACCTCAAGCAAAGAGAAATTCAAGACCGAACCAGTTTTATCCCATTTATGTCAACAATGTGGATGGAAAGATAGCTTCAATTGGAGATGTTGTACAGCATGGCATTGACAGAAATTCGATCTTTGTACCGGATGGATGCACCGCTTTGTGGCCTTTAAGTAAAGATGGGGACGAAAGGCTGTGGAGCCTTGTTCCGGAGCAAGCTAGACTGAATTTTGAAAAAGGGTATTTGAAAGTTAATAATTGGAATTCTGCAAATAAAAGCGGTACGGTATATTATTTGCCATCTGGGACAATTAAAGATATAGAAAATGGCAAGGCAACAATTGTTGGATATAATACAGACGGATCGGTAGAGGCAAAATATCATTCTGAAGGGACTACACCTCCAAAACGCGTGTGGAATATGAAAACACACAATGCTGAGACATATGGCACCAACGTCTTGAATGCGATTATTGGGAAAAGATTCGATTATCCGAAATCTCTTTACGCTGTTCATGATGTGATTCGCTTCTTTGTTGCCAACAAGCCCAATGCCATTATCGTTGACTTCTTTTCTGGTTCAGGCACGACACTGCACGCAGTGAATTTGCTCAATGCTGAGGATGGTGGGCATCGCCGTTGCATTATGGTGACCAACAATGAGGTTTCCGCAGATGAAGCAAAGATGCTGAAGGATAAAGGCTATCAGCCCGGCGATGCGGAATGGGAAAAGCTTGGCATCGCCCACTATGTTACTTGGCCGCGCACGGTCTGCTCCATTAAGGGACAAGATGTAAATGGCAATCCTCTCAAGGGAGATTATCTTGGCAGCGAGCCTCCGATGCATATGGCAGATGGTTTCAAAGCAAATGCGGCATTCTTCAAACTTGGGTTCTTGGATCCGACAGCAGTTTCTCTTGGTATGCGCATTTCGGAAATGCTGCCTACGTTGTGGTTGAAAACTGGTGCAAAAGGAAAATGCCCGGAATTGACCGGAGAACAAGCTCCGGACATGCTGATCTTGCCGGAGAATCAATTTGCAGTCTTGATTAACGAGAATACATTTGCCGATTTTGCGGAGAAGCTTGCAGAACATCCTGAAATCCAAACCGTATTCTTGGCAACCGATTATGAAGTGAATTATCAATCTATGGTAAAAAATCTGAATGTTGAAAATTCGTATCAGCTTTACCGGGATTACTTGGATCACTTCCGTGTGAACAGAGGGAGAAACTAAGAATGATTTGTGAATTATTCCCATTTCAAAAACAGGCGGTCAATGAAATGCGCCTCCGCGTGGCGATGGCGCTGAATAACTATCGCATGCTGAAGATCCCTCAGGTGGTTTCGCTTCAGGCACCAACGGGTTCTGGCAAAACGATTATCATGTCTGCCCTGATTGAAGATATCTTTTACGGCTCTGAGCAGTTTACTGAACAGCCGGAGGCCATTTTCGTATGGCTTTCGGATTCTCCGCAGCTGAATGAACAGTCCAAGCAGAAGATCGAGCTGAAAGCAGATAAGGTTCGTATAGATCAGTGCGTAGTGATTTCGGATGAATCTTTCGACCAAGAGATTCTGGAGGACGGTCATATCTATTTTCTGAATACGCAAAAGCTTGGCAAGGCCGGTAATCTGAGCCGTCATTCGGATACGCGACAGTATACGATTTGGGAGACCATTGAAAATACGGCAAGAGAAAAAGCTGACCGTCTGTATTTCATTATTGATGAGGCACACCGCGGTATGCAAGGACGCCAGGCGGGAACAGCTACCACCATCATGCAGCGTTTTATCAAGGGCAGCAGCGAGCAGAATCTGTCGCCCATTCCGGTCGTTATCGGAATGAGTGCAACTGCCGAACGTTTTAATTCCCTTGTCGGGCAGGCAACAAACTCTACATTGCATAAGGTGGTTATTTCTCCGGCCCAGGTTCGTCAATCTGGATTGCTCAAAGATCGTATTGTAATCACTTATCCGGAAGATCCAATCAAACACGGTGACATGGCCGTACTCCAGGCTGCAACAGACGAATGGCAGAATAAGTGCAAGCACTGGTATCAGTATACTTATGAGCAGCATTATCCCAATGTAAACCCTGTGCTCGTCATTCAGGTTTGCGCAGGTTCCGACAAGAAAATATCGGATACGGATTTGGATGATGTGATTGCGAAAATCGAAGAACGTATGGGCGACACCTTCAAGGAAAATGAAGTCGTGCATACCTTCGGTTCAACGGGCACATTGTCGATTCATGGATTGACCGTGCCGCATGTTGAACCTTCGGAAATTGCAGAAGATCGCCGGATTCGTGTGGTTCTCTTCAAAGAAAATCTGTCCACTGGCTGGGACTGCCCTCGTGCAGAAACTATGATGTCCTTCCGACGTGCGGAAGACGCAACCTATATTGCGCAGCTGCTCGGACGTATGGTTCGCACACCGCTTCAGTGTCATGTTCTCGTGGATGATTCCTTAAATGATGTGCGGCTATTCCTTCCGTATTTCAACCAAGATACCGTTCAAAAGGTCATTGATGAATTGCAGGCAACCGAAGGCGGAGAAATCCCGACAGTTGTCGATGGTGAATCTCTGGAAGATCAGACCTATGATACATGGTCGGTTCACACCCAGCGGAAGAAAACGCAAAAACAGACGGTTGGTCAGCTGAGTATCTTTGATTACCCGAATGGCTTCCAAGAAGAGCCTGCTGCGGCACCTTCCACAGCAGTTGGAGATATGTCAAATTCTGGAGCTGTGGCAGCAAATCAAGGTGGAGCAGATTCAGAAATTCCCGCAGAAGGACAACACCAGACGATTTCGCTGGAAACAGTGCCCGGAAACGATGTACATGCAGGTCAAGAAACTGAGAGAACTGGTGGAGGCAATCAATCTGCGAATAAAGAGCAGCCAGTGCTGACACCGGCTGTATCGCAGATGTCGATGCTTCCAACAATAGATCGTGAAGGAATCACAAAGTTCATCAATGAACAGGGCTATCTGACTTATATCGTCCGTGCGGTAAAAATCAACAGCTATTTGAAGTCTTTGATGAGCTTGGCAGGGCTGTTATCGCAGTTCAATATCTGTATTACGGCAACCGAAGACGTGAAAAACGATGTTGCAGAATTTATCCATAACTATGTGAATGGCTTGCACGATTCTGGAAAATATGACGAGCTTACAAAGCAAGTCATGGAGATGAAACTGTCTGCCCAGATATTCGATGTTTTCGGCGAGAAAATACAAAATGATAAACAGATAGATATGTTTACTGCATCCGAGTCTGACGTTGATCGTCAGCTAAGAGTAGCAGACGCAAAAATGGGTGGATGCGGTTTCCATTTGGCATATGGGCGTAAATATATCGACTTCGACAATCCGAACGCCTTTAAGGTGGATTGCATTCTGTTCGCATTCGACAGCGAGTGTATTGCGGAATTAAATAAATACGCTGAGAAGAAGTTTCATGAATTGAACGACCAGTATCGTAAATATATTGTGGCCAAACCGGAGAAGTGTCAAAAGCAGTATAGCGATATTGTTGCTAACGGCGATGAAATCAGTAAGCATAACTTTACTCTTCCGGAGACAATCAGTGCCAAGGTCGAAGCAGATGGAATAAAGTACACGGATCATCTTTTTGCCAATGCAGATGGAATAGCAAAAATTAAGTTGAATGGCTGGGAACAGGCTGTTTTGGCAGAAGAGCAAAAACGAGAGGATTATGTTTGCTGGCTGCGGAATCCGTCTCGACAGTCTTGGTCACTGCGAATGCCTTATGAAATGGACGGGAAATGCAAGGAGCTTTATCCGGACTTCATCATTGTTCGCCGAGACCCAATTCTCAAGTATATTGTTGATATTTTGGAGCCGCACAATCCGGATTTCAAGGATAACTTGGGCAAAGCTAAGGGACTTGCAAACTATGCTGCAAATGAACCGAGAATTGGCAGAGTGCAGCTGATACGTATTGGAAGAGACGCAGCAGGAGAAAATCGCTTTAAGCGGCTGGATCTTGCAAAAGGCAGTATCCGCAACAAGGTACTTGCCGCAATCAATACGGATGAGTTAGACCATATTTTTGACACAGACGGTGTGTTTGAAGACTAAATTTATTACACAGATAGGGGTTCATCATGGAATGTATCAACGCCACAACAGGCTCTTACAATTTTATAGATTTATTTGCAGGAGCTGGTGGATTGTCCGAAGGCTTCATCCAAGCGGGCTTTTCACCTGTAGCGCATGTGGAGATGAACCCATATGCTGCTCAAACATTGGAAACGCGAACGGGATACTACTATCTCAAAGCACAAGGGAAGCTTGATATCTACAAGGATTATATTAGCGGAAAAATCACCCGCGACGAATTTCTGCAACATATTCCTGAGGAGCAGCTACAATCCGTATTTTGCGAAACGATGTCAAATGAAACTCTTCCAAGGTTATTTGAAAATATAGATAGGATCCTTACGCAAAGAGGCATCAAACAAGTAGATGTCATTATTGGTGGACCGCCTTGCCAAGCATATTCTTTGGTGGGAAGGGCGCAAAGCAAGCATATGGAAACGCCGATGTCAGCGGATCCTAGAAATGATCTCTATAAGCTGTATGCGAGATTCCTTCAGAAATATCAGCCAAAGATGTTCGTTTTTGAGAATGTTATGGGAATCAAGTCAGCAAACGGTGGTGCAACCTGGCTGAAAGTCCAGGAAGCGCTGCGTTCCGTTGGCTACGAGATTGAATGTCATGAGCAAAATTCAAAGAATTTTGGTGTGCTGCAAAACCGAAGAAGAATGATCATTGTCGGGTGGCTGAAGAATAGCGGGCTTTCTTATCCGCAGTTTGAGCAGACAATAGCGGATGCTACGGTTAACGATATTCTCAGCGATCTGCCAGCGTTGCAGCCAGGAGGAAAATCGGGTGAATACAGATCAGATGATTTCAGCAATTATTTAAGAAGCACTGGAATCCGCAAGGATTCTGACATTCTGACGCATCATTGCGCAAGACCCAATAAAGACAGGGATATTGAGATTTATCGGCGTACAATTGAACTCTGGAATGATGGGCACAAACGGCTGAACTATAATGATCTGCCGGATGAACTGAAGACACACAAAAACCGAAAATCGTTTCTGGATCGATTTAAAGTTGTAGAGGGCGACGAGGCGTACTGCCACACCATGTTGGCTCATATCTCAAAAGATGGACATTACTTTATTCATCCGGATATTGAGCAACACCGTTCCATTACTGTCCGGGAGGCCGCTCGCATCCAATCGTTTCCGGATGATTATTTCTTTGAAGGCCCGAGAACGGCTCAATTTGTACAGATAGGCAATGCCGTTCCTACGTTAATGGCTAAAGGCATCGCAGAAGGAATCGCCAATGAATTAAGTAAGGAGGGTATCGATGAAAAGCAATCTCCTACTTGAACAATATAGCTGGTATAAGAAGCAACAATTGGCCAAGGCTCCATTTGAATGTCTACTGAATGCGGATATTGAGCCAAATCCCCATCAGGTCAATGCCTTTTGTGCGGCCATTCAAGCATTAAAGACAGGCGGCATCATTCTGGCAGATGAGGTTGGTCTGGGAAAAACAATCGAAGCTGGGTTGGTGCTTAATTATGTTCTGGATAACGGAGCAAAAAAGGTACTGATATCTCTTCCAGCTACTTTGAGAAAGCAATGGGAAGTAGAACTTTTAGAAAAGTTTGGACGTCAAGCTGTCATTCTGGATCGGTACACGGTTGAGCATGATCTTGCCAATGTGCAAACTCACCTTGGAAACGCAGATGAGGTTAGTATTGTCATTGCTTCTTATGATTATTCATCGAAACTAATTAAGCGCTTTCCTCATGTCAAATGGGACTTCTTGATTATTGATGAGGCTCATAATCTGCGGAATGTTTTTCATGGCACAAAGCGGGCAAAAAATCTTTATGATTTGACACACGGAATTCCTAAAATTCTTTTGACTGCTACGCCGCTACAGAATTCCCTTACTGATCTTCATGGACTGGTTTCTTTTATCGATCCTCGTATTTTCGGATCAGAAAAGGTTTTCAACCGTCGATTTGTGGATGGCTGTGATTATGAGGAATTGAAGCAAGAACTTCTTCCGGTGTTATATCGCACCCTTCGGCGCGATGTCGGAAAATACATGGCCTTCAGCAAACATCGGTGTACAAGGGGTACAAACGAGATAAAATAGAAATGAGGGGCGATAGAGCGGAAATATCAGATTTTCCACTCTATCTGAACACGGTCGCTGGTGGCCTTGATTGTAGAGATCAAACCATCGGCGGCTTTTCTTTTGTCGTCAAAATCTATGCTGTCCCAGTTGTCGAGATAATAGGATAACTTCTTTATCTGCTGGGGAGATATGGTTTCAACGCTCAATTCAGCGATTGCCTTTGAAATGGTCTGGCGTCGGGTGTCCAGTTCTTCAATTTTTTTGTTAGCGTAGGCAAGCAAGGTCGCATTGGCTCCGGTCAGCGTATCCAGCAGCTTTTCAATTTCTGCCTCCACCTGTGCCAGCTCCACTTGATAGGCGGTCAGCTTCGGATTGACTTTTTCCTCTCTGCCGTGGAGTATCTGAAAGTCTTTGAACTTTTCCTGCATGGCCGAGAAAATGAATTGCTCAAATTCTTCTTTGCGGATTTTCCCGCAGCCCGGACAGCCTTTGTTTTCCGTCCGTTTGGTACAGCGGAAATATCCGGTGCTGTTTGGTACATGGGTGGCTTTCAGAGCATACCCACAATGCCCGCATTTGATTTTTCCGGCCAGCCAAGTGTTCTTCGGTTTCCGTCCCTGCTGGAAGGTGGTATTTTCCATAAGTTTTTTCCGGCATTTCAGCCATGTGTCAGAGGAAATGAGTGCTTCATGGGGAGCGATAACAAGTATCTGGTCTTTTAAGCACCTGTCCTTGTCCTCTTTCACATCCCGCCCCTGATAGAGATAGCAGCCGTTTGTTCCGGCAAAGTCAGAAGCGTCATTGACAATCGCTGCACCCTGACTCTTGAAAAATTCGTACAGCTCCAAATCGGCCTGTGCGTAAACGGGGTTTCTTAAAAGCTGGGAAAGAAATGTACGGAACATGGATTTGCCATAAATTTTTATGTCATGTTCCTCGAAGTATCGGGTAATATCTCCGAAGGAGGTTTCCGGTTCAGCGTACATTTCAAACATCAGCCGAACATGGTCGGCGGCTACGGGGTCGGCAACCATTTTCTTTGTGCGGATACCCTCTACCACAGTAGGCTCTAACTGATAACCGTATGGCGCCTGCCCGCTCATGTGAAAGCCTTTCAAGCAACGGGAATAGTAGGCGTCCGTGACGCGCTTCTGGATTGTCTCACGTTCAAGCTGGGCGAATACAATGCAGATATTCAGCATGGCCCGGCCCATCGGGGTCGAAGTATCAAACTTTTCCGTGGATGATACAAACTCCACATCGTACTCTTGAAACAGCTCCATCATCGTTGCAAAGTCCAGAATAGAGCGGCTTATACGGTCCAGCTTGTACACGATGACCCGCCGGACCTTTCCCTTGCGGATCTCGCCCAACAGCTTTTGAAACTCCGGCCTGTCCGTATTTTTACCGGAATAGCCTTTGTCCTTGAATACCCGGCAGCTCCCACCTTTCAATTCATACTTGCAAAAGTCGATCTGACTTTCAATGCTGATACTGTCCTTGCGGTCTACTGACTGTCTTGCGTAAATACAATCTTCTCTGATAAATTCCATATTGGGCTCCTTTCCTTGTTGGAATGGAGCTACCAACCTTACAACTATATTATACCATCAGCAGCCCCGGACAACAATGTTGCGAATGATTAGGGAAACCTGTCCCCATATTTGCTGAACACCTCAAAAAGGCAGCGCTCAATTTCTTTTTTGCGCTGTTCTTTCTCCTTCGGTGGAAGCACCGGCGTGAGGCTTTCCAGCACAATGATCTTCCCTTGAAATGCGACAGACTTTGTTTCTCGTTCATAAGTGACAGCTTGCGTCATTGAAAACCTCCTTTGCGAAAGTGCGTGTATATGCCAGCCTTTCCCGCTTGTCCTGTGGGGAAATGTCAAAAGACGGCACCCAGCAGGTGCCGCCCTTTGAGCTTTCTCCACTTCGGGTCAATGTGGCCCGAGGTCAGCAAGGACTGGAAAGGTACTTTTCTTTGGCGTCCTCCACGCTGTTGAGGTCAAATATTTCATAAAGTTGCCCCACAACTCGCCGTATATCCTTCTTTGAAAATCCGCAGTTCTCCATTGCCATAATGACATAACCACGGCAGGCGTCATTGCTCCATTCGTCCGGTTCCAAGCCGGGGATCATTCCAAACGCATTTCCCATAAAGTGCTCCTCTTTTGAAAAGATGGGGAGCCACGCCGGATCGGTTGGCCTATCATCAGACAGCATTGCCGGGGGCTCCCCATAGGTTTTCACTTCATTTCAGACACACCGGACGGACATAGGCTTCATGCCCCATAGTATTTCAACTCTCCCCATTCTGATGGCAAGGCGTTCTCATTGCCTGCGACGGCTCACGGCTTGCAAGACCGCTTCAACGCTCGGACTGTGACTAAACGCAAGTATCCGGGTTCTGCGCCTGTTCCGGTGGAGCCAGCCTTGCCCCACCTATGGCATGGACCTGTTCGCTCGCTCAGTTTTACAAAGACTGTATTCTCTGAAATCTGAGGTCATGGCGGGTCTGTCACACAGCGCGTTCCCCTTCGTATCCGGGTGTCTTTTTATTCAATTTTCAATCTGCATGAGGCTTGTCTGAACCTCGGGCCATTGTGACCCGAAGTGTTTTACCTCTCATAAGCCATTTCATTTTCCGGCCTAAATCGGTACGCCTTACAAAGAATTTTTCAAAATTTTTTCTAAGCGACGCAGACCTCGCTCGATTGCGACACGAACTACTTTTTCATGGACGCCCTCTGCCCGGGCAATGTCCTGTTTGGTCATGCCGAGAATGAAATGGGCGTAAATCCGTTTTGCCTGTTTGTCTGGCAGACTGGTAATCGCTGCGTGAAGTTCCTGCATGGTCACTTTCCGCTCATACAGTTCATGGGGAGATAAAGCGACAAAGACAGCCTCATGCTCCAGCCCGTCATCCCGATCAAGGGAATAGTAGGCTTTGTGGCGATATGTACGCAGCCGATAAGCAGCCTCTTTACGATCAAACTCTTTGAACATTTCTGCAACTTCTTCCGATACTTCCATGAAGCAATCCGATGTATAGAATGGGTAATAGTCCCGCAAATTGATAATAGCCATATTGACCTCCGTTTCGGTTGTTGGTTGACGAGTGACCGAAACGAAGGCGGCGGGGAGCGGCACCGGGGAATGACTTCGGGCCAACATGACCCGAAGCAGCCCCATAAGAACACAAAAGCGCCCGGGCGGCATGAAGCCACACGGACGCATGAAATGACATGATAGTTAAAGTTCCAACAAATTTCACATACATAGCCGGAATAACCCGGAGGGGGAGCTATGCTTTTTTTAACTGATGTAGGTCATGGGTACTGTGAAAAAAGACAAAAATAGACACGGCGGCAATCCTCCTATATGCCGCCGTGGATTTGCACGGTGTTAGGTCGTCGTTGGTTTAGGATAAATGAAAAGAAACGGCGGCTCTGATTTTTCTCAAAGCCGCCGCTTCATAGGCGCATGGAAATGTGTCTGCTGGACGACGGCTTTTTTTCTTTTGCCGTCGCCCGGCAGTTTAATAACTATTTAATATCAATTTATAATTGGCATCACTATAAGAACTTTCCTTTTCATCGAGCATTTTAGTTCAAATCCTTAGTTTCCACATTGTAAATCGAGAGAAACGCAAAGATTAAGGAAAGTACCATAAG